GTACTCTGCTTTAAGAGCACGTGACTTTGCTTCTACTGAGTTCTTCTCAATTGAGAAAGACATTTCAGCGAATGCGTTGTTTGCCGCATCACCCAATGCTTCAGCAGTTGCAGTAGTCATACCACCGTCAGCGGTATATGCGCCTGGCGAACCATCGTTCAGTACTGCTGGGTTAGTTTCACCGTTAGATGAAGTACCAGCACTGCCTGGGATGTTAGCATTTGCAGCAGCACCAGAGAAAGCAGATTCTGCTTCGTCATAGAATGCTTCTGTTCCGTTTTGCGCCTTGTAACGTGAACGCATTGCGAAGATAAGTCCAGTTGGGCCTGTCATCGGTTGTACGCCAGCGATATCATAAGCGATAAGGTTTGGCATAGCACGTCTTACGAGTGAAATTAGGATCGGATCCCAATTATCAACCGCAGAACCTGTGCTGTTAGTTGGAGCAGCTTCTCCAAGGAAACCTCTGTCCTCTTTAAGTGCTTTTTCTTGGTTTTCCAAGATTACAGTGGTCACTGCCTTACGATAAGAATCATTGATCTCTGGAAGATCATTGTGTTCTAGGACTGGCTGCCACTTTTCTTGTAGATGTTCTGTGTTGAACATTGTGTTTTCTCCTTGATTGAGTTTTCTAATAATATTTATAAAAAACTGATTTTTGGAACATTATTTCTTCCGCAAATTAGTCTTTAGCCCGCTTTACATTTTTACTGATTGCTTGCATATAAGCAGACATTGCACCAGTTGTATCGTAGGATTCTGAACCATCAGTTTCAGTGTCCACAGATTCAGCGATAGTGGTTGCCTTAGGGAAATAACTTTCCTTAAGCGTGTCGAGTTTTTCTTTGAAGGATTCTTCATTGTTGAACTCTACATCTTCTGCAAGAGACTTGAACTTCTCAACTTCCGTATCGGCAAGATCAGAAGCAACCTCTGCAAAAACACTTTCACGAACAAGAACGTCATGTGACTTTTTAAGTTCAGCAGTCTTTTCAATCTGTTCGTTCAGTTTTGATTCTAGTTCGTCAATCTTTTCAGACTGAGTTCCAAGAATATCATACTTTTCGTCTGGAACATCAATGTAATGCTCTTCAAAAAGTGATTTAAGACCTGAGATGAAATCTTCAGCAATTTCACCTTTGAGACCACGCTCAACGGCAATTTCGTTTTCTTTCATCCACTCTTCTACAACATAGTTCATGTATGCGTCAACCTTTTCAGTTAACTCATCACGGACTCTATTGACTTCTTCAGCAACTTCTTGAACCTTTGAAGATTCAATTCTCTCAACTTCTGAACGAAGTTTTGATTTTACAGCAGCTTCAAAAATTGTAGACGCCTTAGTTTTGAATTCCTCAGAAAGTTCCTCGCCCTCTGTAAGAGCAGCAACGTCCTCAGAAACATCGACAGATGAAAGGCGATCTTCAAGAGTTGATTCTTCAACCTTCTCTTCTTCCTTCTCTTCATCTTTTTTCATCATAGCGCCGTATGCAGCTTTCAGTTCTGTTGCTTTCATCTTTTCCATTTCGGAATACATGGCAGCAAGCATATCTGACTTCTTCATTGCGCCTTCTTCTATTTCCTCACCATCGTGATCCAATTGATCACCAGCAGCAAGAGGTTCTTTAACCTTAGTAGCAGTAGCGTCACCGCCCATATCACCTTTAGCACCTTTTTGTTGAGCGTCACCAGAAATTTTCTTTGCTTTCGCAGCATTACTGTGCGAAGCACTTTTTGCTTCTGGACTTGCTTCACCGGCACCGCCTAGGTCTTGGACTTCACCCTCTGCTTTTTCCATTGAATCACCTTTAGCAGCACCCTTTTTAGGGGCGTCATGCGAAGCTTCTTCAAGTTCCGCTTGCACTTCTGCTTCTAGTTCCTCAATTGTCTTGTCTAGTTCTGACATTGGGATTTTCTCCTTGGTTTGTTATTAACATATTTATAATGATTAAAGTTTTGACAAGAATTTTGCAAAGGCAAGTGCGGAAACTTTCTCGTTTCGTTGTCTTACCCCTTCATTAATCTCATCTTTGATGCCCTGTATCTCTACTTCTTTTAGCAATCCATTATCCCAAACCCACTCTTTACCTTCCATGATACCTTCAACGAAGGCCTGAGGTGCAGAAGGGTCTGCAACAATATCTGCAGCAGTAGCAAGATAAAAGTCATCTTTCACATAGTTTGCACCACTTTTATTTTCCAGTGAACCCATACCTCTTGAAGAGACACCAAGTTTACCACCGTCTTTTATGAGTGCTTTCGCAATTTCCCCCATTGGAGTTGAGAGCAGTTTCGCCTCACCAATAAAGTTCTTTCCATCAGCTTCCAGTTTTGTGATCATGTGCGATACTCTGTCAAGGTTGACAGTAGGGCCCTCTGGATGTCCAAGTTCCCCGAAGGCACGACCTTCAGCAACAAATTCTTTGTTATACCGAGCGACTTCTTTTGTAAGTACGCCCATTGGGTAGATACGACCATTACGGTTTTTCATATCTGCCTGCATGAAGATTCCACGAATCTTCATATCCTTTTTACCATCCTCTTTTTCTTCAAGAATGTATTCTACGTCTTGTATCTGTTCTGCAATAAGTTTCATGTTAGAACCCCGCTGATACTATTGGTGTAATAAACAGTGATGTTGCACCACGAAATCCTACCCCAATATCAGTATGGATAATAACACCAGTATTTGCATTAATTTTGATTGAACCAGTGTCGCCATCATCAGCAGCATTTCTAATTGTAACTGATTGCTTAGAACCATTATTAAACACATAATGTGCAGTGTTTGACTTACCCTTAGTAGCTCCAGTGGCGAGTGCTTCTTCTGCTCCGATTATCTTCATGTTACTTTCCTTAAATTGATAATACCTCTGCCTCAAAATAGTCCATAAGTGCCTTTGGCGGAACTTTGAACTTCTTTGACACCGAAGTAATAGTTTTGTCAAAAGTATTTAGGAAATCCGAAGGTTTACTTTCCATTTCCTTAAAAATAGCATCAACAGCATTCTTCATCTTAGGAGATAACTTCTTATACTCCTTAGATGTTTTATGCTCGTCCTTCTCTGGCAAGTTCTGTGTGAACTGTGAAAGAGTTTTACTCACTATCTTCTTCTACCTCTGGTACATGATGCGTTACGAACGATTTCGCAACATCTTGTCTTTTTGTTTCTAGTGCGTCACCCACCTTTGCGGCAAGAGAATCATTAAAGTGTTTCTCTGCGGCAAGATTATCGCCATTACCAATTGCATCTACGAAATTTCTGATTGTATTTTCCATTATCTATCTCCTAATTTTGGATCATTGGCAGCAAACATTCCGTCATCTTCTGGAGCGCCCATATCACTACCACTTTCATCTTTAATCTGATTTTCAATTTCTTCAATCTCTTCATCAGACATTCTAAGAACATTCTTTCTGACATACTCTTTTGAAAAGTATGTACCTACATAACTTTCAATCTGTCCGAGCATATCAATTCTGTTCTGAAGCAGTTCTGCATTTTTTAATTCTGTAAAATGTCCATCTTGCATAAAGTCGAACTGCAAGTTTTCTTTAATAAGATTCCATTCATCTTCTGCAATAACACCTTTAAGAATAAGTTGTGTACGAAGCATATCCATAAACAATATGGTAAACTTCTTACGAAGTTTCTGTACGAACTTGGTAAACTTCAACTCATCTCTTGTGATGTTATCAGAACGTCCAATACTGAATGAGTTCTCTGCTTCAAGTCTTGAAATAGGAACATTCAATGAACGATACAGTTTGTTCTGAAAGTATTTGATGTCATCAATCTCACCAAGGTTTGAACCGCCCGGCAAGGTTGTAATCTCTGTACCTCTTCCACCTTCTCTACGAGGCAACCAGAAATCTTCCAACATAGACATATGGTTTCTATCATCTCTGATTTCACCAGTTCTTGCATCGTATACCAACTTGTTTCGATAACGATTCATCACATCTTTGAGGTACGCTTCTGCCTTTACTTTCGGCAAGTTACCAACATCAATGTAGAAGATACGTCTTTCAGGCGCACGAGAGATACGATAGATAACCAACGCATCCTCAATCATACGCAACTGATTGACAGGTTTAATTGCTTTCGTGAGATATGAAAGTACTGTACCCTTATGCATATCCACAAGTCCAGAAGGACAATATGTAATAGAGTCAGCAGTAATTCTGATACCCGAAGATGTTCCTGTATTCTGTTCCCAACCTTTGTCGTTGAACAGGTAGAAATCCTCAACTGCTTTTACAAAATCAGCACCAGTTTTCGGGTCTTTTTCTTTTCTTTGTTCTCTGACCTTCTTAATCTTACGAGGGTCAATGTAACGTACTTCTTTAATTCCCTTACGAGGGGATTTTGTGTCAATGATTTTGTGATAGTAGATTCTTCCATCTACATACCAACGTCTAAATATATCATGCCCCTTTGCATTAAAATCAAGCAAACGCAACACCTCATCGAACTCATCTCTGATTTTCGATTTGATTGTTGGTGATTGGTCTAATCTATCAAGGGAAATTGATACAGACTGTCCTCTTTCATCAGAGACAACTGCTTCATTTGCGATATCTTCAATAGCACTATCACACTCTGGTTGTTGTGCAATGTCACGATATCGTCTAATTAAGTCTATTTCATTACGATCACGCCCATCCATATCAAGGACAGAAGCATAATGTCCACCGCCTGATACTACATCAAGGGTGCCATCGTCAGTAGAGGGAGCAGAGAATCCATCTCTACTCCCACTCTGATTCGCTCTTGTGATTCTGAAACCAAAAAGTTCCGCCATACTATAATTCTCCTAGTCTTTATCCAACTATTTAGTCGGATAAAAAACTACTAGATACCAACGATGGAGAATGAAGTGTATCTCCATGTGATGTCAAAGGATTCGATTTCACTCACAGTATCCATATTCAGATCAATTGGTGCTAGAACAGTAGGCCAACAGGTTGTTAAGATGTAAGTTTTAAGAACTGTATCATCTCTATCTAACTGTTGAACAATAACGTCAGCAGTATAGTTCAGAAGATCTGACTGTCCAACGCTTGTTTCCAAATCATTGATACCGTTCATCCACTGTTCAATACCGTTACGAACCGCAAAGTTTGTATCGTTTAGTACTGTGGTTGTCCAAGTTTCAAATGTTCTGTCACCAGCAAGAAACAACTGTCTACCACGAAAGTTTACAGGAATTTCTGCGATTGTTTGTCCAGGCAACGATGCTGCCTTGATCATAAAAGATGTTGACTCCGTGCTATCCAATCCTGGCGTAGCAAGGGCAGGCGGAGAGTTCATAATTACTCTGAATTGGTTTGCTCTTGCGCCACCACCAGAGAGTCTTGCTTTGAAAATATCAATACTCATAATTAGCCTCCTACCTCACTAAACGCAACGCCGGTTCTTACAGCGATGAAGTTCAGTGTAATAAAGTTGATCGAACGAGCAGGTTTGATAAAGATGTCACCGATAAATTCGTTTCTATCAATAACTTCACCTGTGTTGTTAGTTTCATCACAGACAACCTTAAAGTCTGTAATACCTCTACGTCCTTGCACATCTCTAAGGAATGGTTCTACCAAGTTCTTAAACTGTGCTCTTGTGAATGAATCGTTGAACTCAAAGAGTTGGAATTTCGATGCAGTCGCAATCGCTTTTTCAAGAACGAGGAACAATCTACGCACATTAATTCTATCAAACGCAGAAGGTCTGGAAAGAGCAGTCTTGTCACCAAACAAGAATGTTCCTTGACCTGCCTGTGAAATAACAGGGTTAATGCGAGCAGGATAGAGAATATCCCTTTGTGCTTTATTTGGGTTAAATGCAAGTTTTACTGCACCACGAATTTGTCCTCTGTTGTAACCAGCAGGGGAGAACCATGCATCAGCAACTTGGTCAGTGTTTGCACACAAACCAGCAACGTCACCATTCAACGGCACATATCTGTACACATCGTTGTATCTGTCGTACATATACTTGTATCCACTATCGAATACTGCATATGAAGAAGATGCAAGATTGTCGAAGAATGCTTCAACATTCGTTGTTTGAGTGATTGAACTTGTGATACCCACAACATCTGCTCTACGAGGAGAGATAAATGCAACACAGTCTTTTCTTGCCTCAACCAAGTCCATGACCATAGTTGCGTGTGTGATACCATCTGTTGAAGCAGGAGAAGTTCCCGCCATCACAAGGTTGATATCAACTGTGTCTGTATCAGCAAAACTTTGATACGCAGTATCTAGTTCACCAATTGATGGGTCAGCGTCAACACCACCAGTAAGGGTTGCAGTAAGAACGCCCGCTTTACCAGCAGTAGATGCATATGCAGCACCAGATGCAACGTCTGTTCCAGCATCAGATAGTGAACTGTCGTGATCCATCCATCTTACGAAAGAAGAACCTGTGTTTACTACGTTTGCATAGAAGTTTGTTCCACCTTGTGCAGT